GTTATGTTTTGGTGGGATCTATGAGTGGGTGAATTGATCCTAACGTGACAAATAATTAATCGAACCGGTAATGAAAGCATCCAGTCAATTAAATGACGGGTAGTCACGCCAGAGCCACCGGTTACGTTGACTATTTAAAATATGAGAAGCTGATTTTGGCCAGACACAGAAAAGGTGAGTGGTTTCTGGACAGACGGCATCTTTATATGCTTCAATCAACGGGATTAACTCACACTATTGAGGGTGTTTAAAATATGAAATCCAGAAAAAATAATATTTCTTCTATCGCTGCAGCCCTGGCGTTATCACTTGCACCCGTGCCGGCTGATAGTGTGGGGAGTTACATGGCAATCTCATCGACACAAAACACATTAATGTTGCACAATGTTGATCATTTGATGGTGTATATGCCGATTGGTGAGGCCCAACAATATATCTCTGACCTGACTAATCGTATGCGGGGACATTTGCGGAGTCTGCGCGCAGAATGGGAAGAAAAACGTATACCTATTAATGATAGCAGTACCTCTAAATTTGCCAGGGAAAATCTGCGTCATTTTGCAAAACATATTGCGTTTTGCACTGCCCTGGTGAAAGCGTCAAAAGTGGCGTTGAGCCAGATAACCGAGCAGGCACATCGAAAAGAGATTGTGCAGTTTGGCCGGACTGCGGCAGATTTGCGTTACACCATTGAAGAGATCCTGACGTTTATTAACAATACCCATGAGTCACCCAAAGTACTTGATGTTGCGGACCAGTTTAATAAAGAAGAGGTTCAGGCGTTAGTTAGTGCGGAACATCAGGCATTGGGGCTTGATAAACCAACTTTTCATTGATGGTGGTATTGTGATTACGGTTTCTATTCATAACGACATTGAATTACCTGCGGTTGCCAGACAATACGCTCGCCTTCTACAAGATTGGAAAAATGGTGGATTACAACCTGTTATCTTTGGTGATGAAGGGCGTTGGGAAGAACATGCCTCTCTTTGTGCGTCGTTCGTGTTCAAGGTTCATATAAAATTACCGGGTGAAACTGTGTGGCCTGCGAAAATGCCTGTTGCTGCCCGTAAGAGTAATAGCTATCTCGTCTATACACGTCATTGGTGTGAACCTGATAAATATCAGCTTATTAGTATCATGACACCTAACGCACATGAGCTTGCCAGGACATCTTTTTTATCCATCTTGGTTGACCGTGCGGAAGATTTCCAGAATAGCTGACAACGGCAAATGAAGTCGATAAACGAGAAAGATAAAGCCTGCTAAATTGCAGGTTTTTTTTGTCTGAAATAAGGTGACAATTTTGCATCAAATTGCACAAATTTAACCGTCACTTATTTTTAACCGGGCGCCTGCACTGGCATGGGTTATCGCAGTCTGCACTATTGCACAAAAAAGTACCCCTTTTGTGTGCGGGCGAGGCGGGGGAGCAATCGCGCGCAATGGGGTGTGGTGGTGGGTATTTTGTCGCCTGTTTGGCGGCATAGAAAAAGGCGCTTTTTAGCGCCTGTGTGGGATAGATTGAAACGTTTTCATTTAACTTGTGGCAAGAGCATGGATAATAATTAAAAGCCGTGTGATAACGTACAGGTTGAATTATGGTGCACGTCTTGTTACTGGATAATTACTTACCCCCCAGGGCATCTAACAACGCATAGGTATTGAAGCGCACCATCTCATCACCCAGCCATTCATTGACAGACTTTAAGCTTTCAATGATGGGTGATAATTCATTGATAGAGAAGACCTTAGCGGCTTTTTCGATATCCCCAAAGTTACTCGTACCACTTGGTACGATACCCATTAATTGTGGTGGTACACGGTGCATGGCAAGCAAGTCATCGCGCGTGGTATCTTTTACGCTCATGAATTCATCTTTCGCCGCTATCTGGCTGAATGGCAATATTTGAATACCGTCTTTCTTACCGCCTGCGGCATAGACAAATAGATTTTTAAATGCCCCGCCTCGCCGTGATTTCTGTAAGGATTCTTTTAAATCATTAACACCGTTAGGGTCGGCGAGTGTGTCATTCAGATAAACAATTACACCGGTATGTGAACCATTCTCATAATAGTTCACGCGAAAGGTTGTCGCTGACCGGTTGAGCGTGGCCGAAATAAGACCGGCGAGATATTCAGGCAGGCCGTAAACCTCCTGGTTAATGTCCGGATTGATTAAGTGAAAGACATGACCGCGTTTAAATTCGTGAGCCTCACGAAAGTTTTGGACGAAAAAATAATTATCCAGGTCAATACCTCGGCGGGTATATTTAGCCGGTGCGCGCTTCAGTTGCAGTAAACCACCCAGGCGGTTAATGCGCTTTTCAAAATACGCATTGCCAAACACTAAGTAGTCGAGAACGTAGGCACTCATTTCTTTATAAGTCAGCGCATTATGCGGCATAAAACAACTCATTATGACATTGCGTTTAAAAAACAAAGGTGACTGGTGGTGCACGGCAGAATGAAATGCGCGTGCAATACCGTAAAAATCAAGGGGCGTTTCGTACCATTGACCATTTTTAGCGCATTCCATGCAGTCAAGCAAATCGTAGGCGCCCGTGACGGGCACCGGGTTATCAAAGGTAAACGTGGCACATTGATTTTCGGGGGGTAACGATATTGTATTTGTCACAACGGGTAATTCTGTTTGCATTATTAAAACTCCGATATGCAGGAACCTTCGTTCGCTATTTCGCTGCCGATGGGTTCACCATATAAAACATTCATGACTGACCAGGCAATATCACCGTGATCAATACCACGTGTTCTTTCTGATACATAAGTGACGATACCGCCTGGTGTGATCACTTTTTTAATGGTCATAAACGATGAAACGATATGTTGTGCGCCGGCATCATATTCAAGACGGCCATTACGTATTAACATGTGTGTTTTGAGTACCATCAACCGTTTAACGGGCGCTGAATAACCAATCATGGTTGCGGCGGGGTAGAATTTTTTCACTAATTCATAGACGGCTTCACCGGTTCCGCCGGTGCCGTCTATAGTTATCCCAATGACGTTATAGCGGAGGGTGAGCTTTTTGATTTCTTCGGCTTGTTTTTCAAATGCCATACCACGAAAACGCAATACTTCAACGACCCGCCATTTACCGCCGGTCACTGCCGGGGGAGAAAGAACGGCAATTCCCAGGCCATCACCATTGCCGCCGGTGCCGGTGGGATCAGCGCCAATGTGTACCTGCTTATTGCCGAGTGGGCGCCCGGTATAGGGTTTCCAGTCCGGCCAGACATCGCGGTTATAACCGTCAACGCCCCGCGCGATGAGCTCGTTGTAATCAAATGCCCGCTCACCGGCTTTAACAAACTGGCAGTTATATAGGTTTTCGAAATCATCAGGGGTGTTTTCACTTTCGATTTCTGTCAGGGAAACGAGGTCAAAACCGGTATTAAGGGCATCATGAATGGTGACGATTTGACGCCAGATATTATCACCGCCTAATTGCCCGTTTTTTAATGCGTTATGGCTGGTATCAATGAGGATTTTTTTACTTTCAGCGCGTGCATTATTGAAGAAACCTCCCGTCCAGAACGGGTAGGCTTCATGCTCTTCTGAAGATGGTGTTGAAAAATAAGTCCGGCGCAGGCCAGTTTGTGTTGCCATGGCCGCCGCTACTTTACGTAACTCCATAAAGTTGGCAGTCCAGAAGAACTCATCAAAATGGAGGTCACCGGTATATGACTGCGCGGTAGCTGCTGATGTGCCAAGGAAGAATAGCGTTGCCCCATTGGCTAAAATAATTTTATCGCCGCCTTTTAATTCAACACCAACAAGCCTTGCCAGCGCCTGGATGAAGACTTTAAATTGAAGCGCCTGGGCACGACTTGCTGACAGAAATATTTGATTATTACCGGTTTCCAGCGCATGAATTAATGCTTCCCGGGCAAAATACCAGGTTGCCCCGATTTGCCGCGATTTTAAAATCATCCGGTTACGGCGATGCTTTTGTTTGTACCATCTCTTTTGATGTTCGTAGAGTGAATTAAGGACTAACTCGCGTAACTGGTCTACTTGTTCATCCGTAAAATGGTTTTTGGGTGTTTTCGGTTTCTTTTCCTTTTCGTGTTGTTCATCCGCTTTATTAAAGCGCTCTAGCTGGCGGCCTAAAAAATCAATCACTTTAAAGTCATGGGCGGTCAGGTTTTCTTTTGCCATGAGTCGTAAAATACGGGTATGGGTTTCACCGCTAAGGCGTTGCATCACCCCGGTTTCATCCCACTTATCCCGACGGCGCCAGGAATAAATCGTGTTAGCACTCACGTTTAAGTGAGTGGCAATTTGTGCAATGCTGTATGCCTGCCAGTAGAGGCTTTTCGCTTCCTGTCTCGGACCGCGCTCGGAGTGTGTCATCATGCTTTAACTTTCCCACATCGCGCGCGTAGTTCTCCACGGTTTTAACGTGTCACATCGACACGACAAGGCAAAGGTTTTGAATCATAAACAATCAGTTGCGAAGATATCAGCACACAAAATTGTTGCTATCTTCGGAGTAAAAACCCTATGCCAAAGGACAATAAAACACTACAAGTCATCGTCTGTACTGAAGGCGCAACGCTTAATGGCTTTGCTGTTACACGTGACCAAATCCAGCAGATGGCGGACAACTACAGCCCGCAACTTTATGCAGCACGCCTGAATTTAGAACATATCACAAGCCTTTTTCCGGACAGCCCGTGGCGCCATTTTTCAATGGTTGATTCCGTGCGTGCGACTGAACTCGAAGAAGGGCCATTAAAGGGAAAATTAGCATTAGAAATTAGTGCCACCGTTGACCCGGTTAAAGATGCAGGTTTAATTGCACTGAACCAAAGTGGTCAAAAAATCTTTTCCAGTATTGAGTTTTTACCTGATTGCCCGAATGATGCGGCAAAAGGTGCTTATCTCACGGGTGTCGCATTAACGGATACACCGGCGGCGTTTGGTACGCAAGTGATTAAGTTGAGCAACCGCGAGCGAGGCTTGCCTGTTGATGCGAATAACACGTATACGGCATCACTGGAAACGGTTATCAAGCTCACCGCGGCAGCTATGCAAGATAAACTGGATAAACAGTCATTATCAGAGCAGTTTCTGGACGGGCTAAAGAAAGTATTAGGTATTGCGCGCGATACAGCATCTCAGGAAGTTGTCGCACTAAGAGAAGGCATTAATTTAACAGCCGATACGTGTGCTAAGGCATTGCGTGAAGTGGATGCATTGACGCTTAAACATGACGCCCAGGCATCCGATATCAAGCGGTTAACACAAGAAATTGAAGCGCTCAAAACACAGCTTAGTCATACGGATGCAAGCAGTGAACAACGTCAACTGTCCACCGGTAATAGCGCCTTTGTTCAGTCCGAGTATTAATTGAACCCGATTATTAAGGAATGACCCGCATGTCATATACACCCGAAGTACAAAAGGCGTTTTTATCTTACTTAGATAATCAGGCGCGTTTAAATCACACCGCCCGTACCGGTGACAGTCTGCAATTTTCGGTTGCGCCGTCGGTGCAGCAAAAAATTGAAAAGGCGGTGATGGACAATCACCCCTTTCTAAAAGAAATTAATTCATTCGGTGTCACCGAGCAAAAAGGCGAAACGATTTTAATTTCAGTCAATAAGCCGATTGCCGGTCGCAATACCTCCACGACTGAGCGCCGTGAACCACAGGCGGTACATGACTTAAGCGCCAATCGTTATGCGTGTGAGCAAACCAACTTTGACACCATGATCCCTTATACGCAATTAGATGCCTGGGCGGGGCAACCTGAATTTCAGAATTTGATCAACCAACAAATTTTACAGCGTGAAGCATTAGACCGCCTGATGATTGGTTTTAACGGTGTGTCATGTGCACTGAAATCAGACCGTCAAACCTATCCATTACTGCAGGATGTGAATATCGGTTGGTTGCAACTGATGCGTGAACGTGCACCACAACGCGTCATGAACGGTATCACGCTGACATCGCGTGATGAGGACGGGAAAATTATCACCAAAGGCCAGTATGCCAATATTGATGCCGTTGTGATGGATGCCGTAGGGAGTTTACTTGATCCGTGGCATCAACAAGCCGCGGGCCTGGTGGCCATTGTTGGCCGCAAACTGGTAACCCAGAAAAACTTTAAAGTTATCAACCGACACAGCCAGCAAAACCCCAATATGGAGCTGCTCGCCGGTAATGAGTTGTTAAAACTAAGTACCCTGGGCGGTATTCCAACGGTTCAGGTGCCTTATATGCCGGAAGGGGCGATATTTATTACCACCATGAAAAACCTGTCGTTGTACTGGCAAAAAGGGAAGTTAACCCGCTTTATTAAAAATGAACCGGAATATAACCGTATCGCGACGTATGCACAAAGTAATGATGGTTATGCCGTGGAAGATTACGGTCTGGGTTGTCTGATTGAAGAGATCACCTTTGCCGGCGCAGATAGCGGCGAGTAACACCAAAACCGCCGGTGTCATGGTGACACCGGCCTTTTCACGGGGAAGATGCAATGGAACAACTGACACCGGCACAAAAACACTGGCGCAACGTCATGGCCGCACGCCGGGGCGATGAACACACAACGGAAAACATGACGGCATACGAACATATCCTGCATCGTTTACGTCACGACCAGACGCGGCTTAGCCATATTCAGGGCACCGAATTCAAAATTGAGTACAAAAAAACGGTACTTGGACAGTACGAGCCCTGGATTGACGGTGTGTTATCTGCCAATACTGGGCAATCGGATGAAGTCTTCACAACGATCCTTGTCTGGCAAATTGATTGTGAACATTACGAGCGTGCGCTCGATATGGCTGATTACGTGCTCGCCCATAACCTGCCGTTGCCAGAGCGATATAACCGCACGCCGGCAACCCTGGTGATTGATGAGATTTGTGACAGAGCACTCACCTTGTTTGCCGCGGGTGTTGTGAAAAACAAATTAATCGCTATCAAGGTATTAATGCGTTTAAACGACATGACCAAACCCTATGATGTCCCCAATGAGGTACGGGCAAAACTCTATAAATCATTAGCGTACACGCTACGTTTAAATGACGACATTGGCGACAAGGTTCGGGCCGTTGAGTTGATGCAAAGCGCATTATTACTGCATGAAAAAGTGGGCGTTAAGCGCGATATTGAATTATTGCAGCGTGAAATAAAAAAAATCCCTGTGGTACAGGACGACACGACACCGGTCGCGCCTGTCGCTGTCGAAAAGCCAGCACCTAAAAAGACGGCAGCTAAGAAAGGCAGCACGAAAAAGACCACCACGACACGGAAGAAAACCGCGTCTTAACTGAATGCACCCCCGTGTGCCACGGCGGCACGATGAGACAGGGTAAATCACGTTGTTTTCATCGTCCACCGCCGTTTTTTACTGAGGTGACAAATAAAAATGAACGGGCTTATTGCTAAGAAGACTATCGCACCAACGGATGACACCGTAGATATCAACGACCAGGGCGAAGTGGTTAAAACTATTGCATTTTACCCCAAAATTAAACTGTCCAGTCTGCGATGGGCAATGCGCATTAACGGCACCGTCACAACAGCACGGTTAAAACACGCCACAACGAATTCGGTTATCTATGTCAATGATTTATTAAACCGCTGGCAGAGAGAGCAAACCGTCGATGCCCTGGAAAAAATACCGTCGCCACCCGTAAATGACGAAACGAAGCATACGTTTTTATACCGTCATGCGGTGTACAGCTACACAAAAGCCTATTTGATTGAACATTATCGCGATATTGACACAACCCGCGATGGTGAAAAACATGCAGAGGCATTGAGTAGCCAAATTGATGATTTAAAACGTGATGTACAAAATGCTGTCCGCGACCTGACCGGTGAGAAGCGCATGATTGCGGAGTTGGCATAATGAAATATCAGGCACACCAGGATGATTCGGTTGATTTATTGTGTTTTCGTTATTACGGGAGAACACACGGTGTTGTTGAGCAGGTTTTAAATGCGAACCCTGGCTTATGCCTGACAAGTACATTAAACGCTGGTCAATGGGTCGATATGCCCGATCTAACCGAGCCTGAACAGAAAAGCATGATCCAATTGTGGGATTAGGGATGAATGAACTCAATAGTAAACTGACCTATTTTTTTGCCGCAGTGGGTGCGTTTTTTTCCGGTTTTACGCTGTATGAAGTTGGCTTTCTCGTTGGGCTGATTGCCAGTGTGGTGTTGGGGTTGTTGAATTACTTACTTAATCGCCGTTCACAGCAAAAAAGGACGGCGATATGGGCGGATTATGTGGACACCTTAAAAAAACAACGTGAGCCAGGCAACGACGCCGAATCGGTTAAAGAATTTATCACAGCACCTAAACAGGAATTGTAATGCGACAACAGAACCTGAATCTATTCAGTAAAGCCATGATTGGCTTGTTATTAGGGGGCGCCAGTGCAACGGCAATCCTTGACCAGTTTCTGGATGAAAAAGAAGGAAGCCGGCTGCGCGCATATCAGGATGCAGGCGGTGTCTGGACAATCTGCCGGGGGGTAACACGCGTGGAC